TTTCACGGTGCTTGCACTGGCTTTTGTGTGTCAGGACGTTCGTGTCCACAATAACTCCGAATTACTTCAAATGCAAAACCAAGACTTTGATTTCGAATTTAATCTCCAAAAATCTCATGGCAAACGTCACGTTAGCTATTTGCGTACTGGTGGTGGTATGTCTAGGGATGAGTGGATTTATCAACATCGAAATGATCGTTATATGAAATGGTGTAAAGAGCATCCTGAAATTAAGCTTGTTTTTCCTGTGGGCTCTGGGGCGCGTCGTTCCTCGAAGGATTCGAATATTCGTGCTGGAGTTTTAAATCCTGTTCTTGAACATCGCATTGATGATTTGGAATCACTTTGGCAGATCTTTCAGAAAGCAAGTTCAAGGTCACGGGAATGTTATGTGCCATATAAGCCCATTCAGCGTTCGGCTGAGCGGCCGGGTATAGTTCACATGTTTTCAGTGAAGCCGTTGACTGATGAGCAAATTGCCCGATTGAGTGAGTCGAATTACCAACGTTGGTTGTCAGCTCATGATGCTAGCGTTGTTGAGATGAATAAGTTTCGATTGATGTTGTTGCGTCATCAAAATGAAATTTCGGGATTGGATCTCAGTGAGCCTGTGTCATTACCTGTCTTGAAGAAGTTGATATTGGAGCATGAGATCAAGGTGAGGATGGATTTAGCCAAGGAGAGTCCTGGTCTCTATGGTGGTAATCATCCTCCTAACCAATGTGGTGGTGATATCCGAGCTGATATGATATCAAGTACCATGGCAATTGTTACTGTAATTGATTGGCAGGTCCATATTTATGTTCAGGCTAATAAATTTGAATTTGTTGTCAGGTCCCCGTTGGGTAATCGCTATAAGGTTGAAAGTTTATTTGACTATGGTGGTGCGGTCATTGCGGGAGCTTCCATTGCTAAGTTGGTTTTGGATGCCTGTCATATTGATCGTTGCTTATTTGCACCATTTGGTTTGCATGTGGCTCCTGGTGTTGTTGTGTCAGGGCAGCCTCTTACTAAGTTGTTGGTCCAGATTTTGCTTGTGATGGCTGGTGTTGAGCCTAATCCGGGTCCTGAGTGTACTCATGATTGCCGAAGTGCGTCTTTGAAGCATGTTGAGGGCTCAAAGACCCGTGTTGGTCGGGAGCAATTTATTTCTTGTAAGTATTGTCCATGTCGGTTGCATGATGAGTGTTTTGAAAATGGCAAATGGTATGGTGATCATCCTGAGAAGGCTATTATGAAGGGCATTTGTCCTGATTTTATTGCCGAAAGGAAGGTTGGCAAGCCTGTCGTTGACATTATGCCTCAGCATGACATTGATAATATGGTTGAGAGATGTGCGTCACCTGTCAGTTCGAGTAGTGTTGAGGTCACAAAAGGGAGGCATCGACGCCCAGTGAGTAGCCAAGTGCTGCAGCCTCTTAAGTTAACACCGGAGATTCCCAAGGTTGATAAGAAGATTGGTGAGTTGATAGGTCATGTCATGAGTGATGATGAGAATGTTGCGTTCTTTTCTAGTAAGTTGGGGTGTTATGTTTTTGGTTCTGAAATCAGTGTTTCTCAACGGATGGTTAGGTTGGACGGTGATCAACGAGTTCTGGCGAATCGAGATTACAAGATGGCCCACAATGATTATTCGGAAGTTACTTTGGTTTTTAATCCCCTGCCTTACCGAGCTATTTTGCGTTCCATTAAATTCGTCGCATTTATTGTTATGGGTTTTGTGGGATTGTATTATGCTTGCACTCATGCTAGTGTGTTATCGGCTTGCATGTTCGATCTTCTTTCCAATTGGGTTATTTGTGTGGTGTCTTATTTCCTCATGGTGGTCTATCAGTTTCAGTTATGTTATGTTTGGATCACTCAAGATCCCAATAAGCGCAAAGTGGTTAAGTATTTGCCGCATGTTATTACTCAACTGTTACTTGATTTTTCACGTGGATGTAACCAAGAGACAGTTGCTGCCTCTATTCGACCTAAAATTAATCGTATGGCAAATTTTCCAATACATCAGGCAAATGCTGATGTTGTTGTGTTGGGTTCGGAAATGGTTGCTGAATTCTTGATTTCGCGTCAGGATTTTTCCATAATGGAGGCGACTTCATTGTAAGTTCGCCTCCTGATAATCCGTTTACAACATCTAAGAAGGTTTATGTCGAGGGTATAAGAGCATCTGAAATGAAGTTGGATGACCCTGTTTCTCAGCGAGTTATTGATGGATTAGCTACTATACAAGTTCCTAGTATTCGACGACCGCGTGCTCGTGTTATGCAACGTTTGGATTATGGTGCCGTCCCTGGATATGTTCCTATTGTGTGTGATTTGCATGACCCTTTGTCCTATGCTGCTGGTGAAAAAGCACGTACTTTGCGTGACTTACCAGTGCCTGAGCAAGGTGAGTCTGCGAAGATTCGCGCATTTGTTTCTAAGTTGTTGGATGAACGAGTTAAAGGATGTGTGGAAGTGCCCGATTTGGAAACCGTTTTGCGTGGTGAGTCGTGGAATGAGGTTAAGAAGCAGCAGTACAGAGATGCCTTTGCAGAGTTGCGAGGACAACGTCCTAGTATGCGTGAGGCTAGTAAAGTTGATGGTCATGGAAAGCGTGAGTATTATGTTAAATACAAGTTCTTGCGTTGTATACATGCTCGTAATTTGAAGACGCGCTCTTGGATGTTGCCTCGTATTCATGCCATTGAAGACGTAGTTTATCATGATAAGCTTAATTGGCCTGAGTTTGTGAAGGGTACCTCTGTTGGACAACGTGTTGATTGCATTAATTCGCTCCGCCATAGTGGTATGTATTATTACGAGAGTGATTATAAAGCTTTTGAGAGTCATATGACCCCGCAAGTTATTAGGAATATGGAAGGTCAGATGTATGAGCGATTTTTGGGTGATGAAGGTGCTTTTATAACCCGAGTTTTGTCTGGCCGTCAACGAATATCATTCCGTAATAAAGTAAAAGTCGAGTTGAGTGGTGGGCGTATGTCCGGAGATTGTTCTACATCTGTCTCTAATGGATTTAATAATATGTGTTTGATTCGATACGTTGTTCAGAAAAAGGGCGGGTACTGCGATGTTTTGGTTGAGGGCGATGATGGATTGATAGCCTCTTCGGTTCCCTTGTTCGATGAAGATTTTCTTTCATTGGGGTTTACAATTTCATTGAAGCGTGTTAATGATCCATCTGAGGCGTCGTTCTGTGGTTTGACTTTTGGTCCTGATGGGCAAGTTCTCCGAGATCCCAGGAAATTTTTCTTGGGTTTTGGATGGACTCATGCTTATATGGGATGTGGACATGCCATTAAACAACGTTTGACCCGAGCCAAAGCCTTGTCAGCGCTTGCCGAGACTCCGCATTGTCCTATCATTGGTGTTATGGCCCATCGTGCTTTGGAATTGACGCGTGGGTTTGACCCTTTGTTTATTGATGATGGTTTTCATGTGGTTCGAGATGAGCGTTCTGTTGTGGACTTTGCACCTACAGTTGTCACTCGTGAATTGTTCGCCCACGTGTACGGAATCTCAATTGAGACCCAATTGTTGGTTGAATCTTTGATCAGGAATGATCAATTGGATTCTATCCAACAGATCATCGAGCCGACATTTGACCAAATTGATTTCTCTTTGAAGTCATTGGTGGTTAGTTAGATGATTTGGGTCGTGAGTCGTCAATTTCCTGAATAACACTAGACTCAATAATTAAACAGTGTGCCGTCAGGACATGTTGATGGAGG